ACCAGTCCTCTCTATCGCCTACAACGAATATTTTGCCGTGTGTGATGTTGCATAGGCTTCGGAGTGAGTGTTTAAGCTCTTGTCCTCCATCACCGCTCTGCTTGTAGACGTAGACGATGTCGTTCATTACTGGTCAGTTATCTTATTAGGGTTTACTTTGCTGTGGCAGGTTGGACATTCTACTTTGTCCTCTAAGTCTGGTTCGTCATCGCTACCCCAGTCTGGTGGTGTTTCATACCCGAAGCTCGCTAAGTCCATGTCGCTCCACTCGTTTGCAAGAGCGTCAGCGTCCCATTCGCCATTTCCGATATTGTCTTTGATAACAAACTCTCTTTGTTTCTCCTCGGTCCAGTCAACAATCTTTACCGGTAACTCTTTAAGTCCAGCTGATTGTGAAGCTTTGTATCTCATGTTGCCGCCTAAAATCACGTGTTCGGTGTTGACTACGATCTCACGAGCATCAAGCATTTCGGGGAAGTCTTTTATAGACTGCACGAGCTTCTCGAACTTAGCATCTCTGATTATTCTAGGGTTGTTCGGGTTGCTTTTTATCTGCGATATCTTGAGTGTTGTTTTCTTCATAGTCTTATTATACCTTTTTAAATTAAGAACTTCTGGCCGCCACCTGCCGACTTACGCCTCTTTGGGTTTAAAGCACCGTAATGCGCGAACGCTAGGCTCTCTATGATGTCTGAGCCAATGTCGGAGTTCATGCTGGCAAAGCCGAATGCGCCATCTCGCATATCACGCTTACGAATAGTTTTAACGCCCGCCTCGACTAACGGTTGTCCGAAGTGGGTGATAGTCTCCTGCTCTATAGCTTGGTAGAAGCCACCATAGGCGCTACCTGCCTGTTTAAAGTTCGGTGTTAGTATTATTCGGCTTGTCTTGGGTTCGGTGCGTACTAAGTCCTCTACGAGTAGCTGAGTGCCAGCCATACCGTCAATGATGATGATGCCGCAATCACGCCAACGCTTTAGCAGCCATGCTGTCAGCCATGCTGTACCCTCGGATAACGATTTACGCTCTAGCACTTCGACGTGTACTTTCATATCGTTTCGCAGCACACCAACGGCTAATGATACACCGCTGCGATCGGGGCTAAACTTTACCGCATAGGCTGGTGTCATGTCAGGTGTTTTCTTGAACTCCTTGTCGAGTAGCTTTTGCCACTGCTCATCGCTTATAGCTCTTTGGCTCTCAACACCAGCCCACCAGCCCAGCCTTTGGCTATTAAACGAATCGAGGCTCATTGTTTGTGCTTCGCGCGCAACAGCACTCTCCATTAAGAAATATCCTAGGCTTGGGTTCGATAGATACCACGCGTCTTTATCGTTGACATCTGTTATAGATTTAACGCCCCACTCCTGCATACAGACATCGGGCGCTTTGCCATCTACCACTTTTCTTCTAATTCTGGATAGAACTGTACCACTACTACCAGATGTTGGTGGCATAGAGGCATATATAGTCTGGTGGTTCTGGCTCTTACCGGCTGCCAGTGTCGGTATCATAGCTTCTTGCTGTGCATCGGTTAGCTCAGCAGCTTCATCGAATAATAGCGTGTCAGCCGTTCCACCAAGCCCTGTGGTACGTGTTCGGGTATTGAAGATGCAACGGCCACCGTTTCGCAGTTCGATGTAGTCTAGGCTCTTAGGTTTGTTCTTAAACTCATCGGTCAGCATTTCGTTTAGCTCTTTATCGGCATTGTAAAAGAAGTTCATGACACGCCGTTTTATTTCGTCAGTCGTTTTCAGGCTCTGGGCTGTGTACATAAGTGCTTCGCCGCGGAACACGATACCGCCGATTATGCGAGCTTCGATTAAGAATGTGTTGTGGGTCGGTATATAACCTTTGGTTATCAGGTACAGGCTCTCTGGGTTATCAACTGTAAAGCAGACACCGTCTTTAGTGCCGAGGTATTCGATGTCAACTATTGCTACAGACTTGTGCTTGTTGCTAGTCCACTGGCTTGTTTGAACATTATCAACCTGCCTTGGCAATGTGAATATATCGGTTCTATCAGTTCTTAGGTGTATTAGGTAGTTGACTCTATCGCCACGTTCATCACTAGCGAGTGTCGTCATTATACCGAGTGAGTTGCAAAGCTCTCTAAATGTTTCGGCAAGCTTCTCAGATGATGTGCTGTAGACCAGTTGCCTTGTAAACTTACCTTTCCACTCTTGCTTGTGGCAACTGCCATCAGTGTCCATTAAGCCCTGAAGTAGTGCCAGCCGTTGTTCTTTAGAGACTAACAGGTAGTCGGCTGGTATTGTCTTGTTGTAGGAGTAATCGCCTACCAGTTGTTGTATAAGCTTTTTTAGTTGGACTGTATCTTTGAACAGGTTGTTGTAGTTGTGTGAGCTTCGTTTGTAAGTAGTGCCGATTATGTCTGCTACCTTTTGCACTACGAAGCTGTCATCGCTGGATATTATAAGTCCTGTGGACGATGTTAAACAGCCGTCACCGATCGCAACGCCTAGTACGTAAGGGTCAACTGGCAGCTGCTTGGACTTGTACTCCACGGCTTCGTTATTGGGTATTCGGTATTTGTATCGGTAATATACCTTGCCAGGGTATCGTGGGTCTGTGAATGAACTCCTGTAATCATCAAGCATCTCTGCTAATGGCTTACTTCTGATTGGATTGCCTTTTTTGATGTCGTGGTCTGTTAGATATGGTGTTATGTGTTCATCGCAGCACTCATAGCTTCTACCGTCTTCCAGCGTTACCTTGTACTTGTTGTTGCCGGTGTTTCGGTAAACAGCCTGAACCTCAGTTGGCTTGCCCTGTCTATCGAATAGCTCATCACCAACAACAACATCACCGGCCTTTTTATAGCCAGTAGGTGTTGGTAGTAGTGTGTCGAGTGTTATTTCTTTGCCGTTCTGTCTCGGAACTGTCAATACACATTCAGGGTTTGACCACTTGCCATCTTCGTCAACTGCCAGCCATCTGCGAAGCACCATTCGCTGCCAATCAAGTAACGGTTCGTAGTAGCGTCCGAGCAGCTCAATAGTCTTTTCAGCGATCCATATATCGCCGTTCTTATACTGATCAAAAGTCGGCTTCTGGTTGCCTAATCTATTTTTCTGCATCATCAACCGTTATCCGCGACTTAAAGCTATTACGCCTCGCACCGTTGGCACTTCGTTCTTTATAACCGCTTAGCAGCTTGCCGAGGTCGCTATCTTTGCTAGGCCCTAGCTTGCGGCGTTCGTCTGCTATCTGGTGCGTGATGTCACGTAGTTGCTGTGTAAGCCTAGCCATATCATCGCTACCACCATCTATACGTTCGGCTATCTTGTTGCGAATTGCTACGAGGGTAGCTAGTATGTCATCGCCTTTGGCAATTTCAACGATAGACTTCTCGCCGGTGGCGCTGGTGAGTCCGCTCTTATGGATTTTCGAAATTCTACTAGGATTTGCTAATATATCGGCCCATAAACGGATAGATGCATATGCCTCAACTGACAATGTTTCTTGTCCTATTTTAAGTAGTAGCTTTATTTTATTAGGACTCAGGTCTTTAAAGTAATTCAAGAACTGGTCATAGCTATCAAGCTTCGGTATTTTAAGCTTCATCTTTTGGTCTACATAAGTATTACATAGAGCTGTATATTGCTTCTCAGTAAGCGATAGAAACCACTCTTCGTTTGTCTGCTCTTTTTTTGTAGCCATTGATCCTCACTTTACCGCTTGAGTTAGCGTGTTGTTATATCTGTATTATATCACTACCAGTCACCGGACAGTGGCAGCGGGTCATCTCTTGGTATCGCGACATCACTGCCTGGTAACTTATTTGACTTGCGACGGTTGCACTTCATGCAGAGTAATTGCAGGTTTGATACTTCGTATGGGTGTCCGCCAAGAGATAGCGGATATATATGATCTACCTCTATAGAGTTGTTGGTGTAAGCCTTGGCGTTGGCATCAAGCTCTTTGTTGCATATAGCACATACGTGGTCATACATCGCCTTAGCACGCTTTTTAGCGAGTACCCAGTCACGCTGATTAAATGCTTCTCCGTTTGGTAGTACACTAGGTCTTGCCATAATCTCTCCACTTCTGCTGTGCTTGGC